GCTTTACGCTCACGTTTAACAACTAAAGAGCTTTACCCCATGACCAAGCCAGGACGACCACCAAAGACAAAAGCAGAGCTACAGCGACGTGGAAGCCGTTTGTCTAAAGATCGCGAGCAGGAAATGTCCGCTGGTGGCGAAATAGAAGCACCACCGGAGTCGTTGTCGGGTTATGCGTTGGAGGAATGGCATCGCGTGATTGCTACGCACGACGGACAGGGCACGCTGTCGTCTGGCGACTACACAGCATTGACGCTCTTGTGTACGTCAATAGGTGACTTCTGGACTCACCACGCATCAGAAATATGTCTTTTAAAAGGCATAACCAACGAGAATAGAGAGGAACAAACGAGATTAATACGTAAGGTACAGACCGCCAAACAGGAGGCGTTCACGCGATGGCGGAATCTCGCTGCTGTCTTCGGGCTGACCCCGGCAGACCGCACGCGGGTAAAAGTAGGCGATGCGGCAAAGGATAAGCCGCGTGATAAAGACCGCTTCAAGCCCAAGCTCGTCAGCTAAGAAAACGCCCGACGTCATAAGTAGAAAATGGCGTGATCTATTGGTGTTGATACCGGGTTACGACTCCATAGCAACCGCTGTCGGCTGTCATTTTGACGACGGCCATGGGAATATGGTTCCGGGTGACTGCTGGTTTGATGAGGAGGCGGCCGATCTGGCCGTCGAGTTCTTTCCTGAGTGCATCACACACGTCAAAGGCGCCTTGGCTGGCCAGCCGTTTGAGCTTGAAGACTGGCAGAAAGCTATTGTTGGTTGCTTAAAAGGCTGGAAAAGGCCGTCTGGCTGGCGCAGATATCAGGAATGCCTAGAGCTAGTACCGAGGAAAAACGGAAAGAGCACTTTTGCCGCTGGGTTTGGGCTTGGGTCTTTAGTGTGTGACGGTGAGCTTGGCGCTGAAATCTACTGCGCTGCAGCTGATCGTGATCAAGCGACGCTCGTATTCGGCCCTGCTCAGGGAATGGTGAAGAACGAACCATGGCTTGATGGGCAGCTTGAGGTATTCAGAAAAGCAATCACTCACCCTGCAACCGGCGGCGTGCTCAAGGCGATCAGTGCGGACGCCAATACCAAACACGGCTACAACACACACATTGCCATCATCGACGAGCTGCACGCCCAGCCCAATAGAGATCTTGTAGACGTGTTCAAGACTTCCACGGGCGCCCGGCGTCAGCCGCTAATCTTCTATAACCACCGCCGATTTCGACCGCCCGTCGATCTGTAACGAAGTATATGACTATGCCTGCAAGGTCCGCGATGGAATCATAAGCGACTTTTCATTCTTGCCAGTCATATACGAGGCGTTGAAGGATGACGACTGGACGTCACCTGCAGTCTGGCGAAAGGCTAACCCAAACCTTGGCGTCAGTTTGTCAATGGACTATCTGACAGCAGCGTGCAAACGTGCGCAGGATAGCCCAAGCTACGAGAACACCTTTAAGCGGTTGCACCTCAACGTGAGAACTGAACAAGATTCAAGGTTCATCAGGATGCTACAGTGGGATAAATGCGGCGATACGTTCGACGCTGAGGCGATGTCGGGCCCGTGTTATGGCGGCCTTGACCTTGCCAGTATCGCAGACCTTAGTGCGTTCGTGTTGTACTGGCCACAATCGGGGGCGGTGCTGCCCACGTTTTGGATACCCGCCAGCAGGGCAGACGACCGCGAACGACGCGATCGCGTGCCATATTCTGCATGGGCTAGGGATGGGTTTGTAAGAATGACCGAGGGCGACGTGATCGACTACGGTACGATCGAGGCTGACATCTTGCAGCTTGGCCAGGACCACAACATCATCGACATAGGCGCAGATCGCTGGAATCTGGAAATGTTACGCCAGCGATTGAGCGGCGTGGGTGTTGATATCGTGCCGTTTGGCCAAGGGTTTTCGTCAATGTCGGCACCTACCAAGGAGCTTGAGCGGTTGATATTAGGCGCCGAGATATCACACGCTGGGCACCCGGTGTTACGTTGGATGGCGTCCAATATGATGGTCGGCACAGACCCCGCTGGGAATATCAAGCCGAAGAAACCCAAGGACGCCAGCGCCAACAAGATCGACGGTATTGTTTCACTGGTCATGGCTATCGGTAGGGCGACTGCAAACGATCCAAACGGCGGGCGATCGATCTACGAAGATCGCGGACTTACTGTACTATAAGGGTATACCATGAGCATCAAAAGCTATATCACCGGCCTATTCAAGCGATCATTAGACAAGTCACGCGCCGCTTGGTTGGGCTTGCTCGGGCCCACCACTTCATCCGGTCAGACTGTCAACGAAATAACGGCCTTAAATCTGTTGCCGGTGTTTGCCAGCGTTCGGGCTATCAGTGAGACGCTACTACAGACTCCCATGTTTGTGATGGAGACTGTGACCGACAGTAGTGGCCGGGAAAGCACGGTGAAGGCCCGAACTCACCCCGTGTTTGCATTACTGCACGACATGGCAAACCCCATTTTGTCGGCGGGCAACTTCCGTCAAACGATCATGGGCCACGTCCTAACCTACGGCAATGGCTTTGCCGAGATTGAGCGCAACAACGCAGGCGACCCGATTGCATTGTGGATACTGGACCCCACGCACATTGAGGACATCAAGCTGGTTCGTAAAGACGGAGTTACAGCGCTTCAATATCTGCACGTTGACAAGAACCAGAATAAAACAATCCTGCAGGGTTCTGATGTCTTCCACATAGCGGGTTTGGGTTTCGACGGTATTAGAGGATACAGTCCGATCACAAAAGCAAGACAAGCGATCGGAACAGGCATGGCAGCCGAGGAATACGCTGGAACATTCTTTGGCAATGGCGCGCAGCCTGCAGCGGTTATAAAACATCCGGGCCATCTCGAGCCAGAAGGCCGAGCGAACCTAAAACGGACTTGGTCCGAGGCCCACCAGGGCACGTCCAACGCTCATAAGGTGGCATTGTTAGAGGAAGGCTTAGAGATTCAGCAATACGGGTTCAGTGCAGAGGACAGCCAGCTATTAGCGACCAGGCAATTCACGCCCCAGCAGATAGCGAGCCTGTATCGGCTGCCACCGCCAAAGATCGGCGACCTGTCGCGGGCGACGTTCAGTAATATCGAACAGCTTGCAATATGGTTTGTCACCGACACGATTGACCCATGGGCTAAGCGGTTTGAAATGGAGGTCAATGCAAAACTGCTTTCGCCGATAGATCGCCGAAGGTTCTTCGGGTTCGTCCAGCTTGCAGCACTGTTACGCGGCGATCTTGCGACCCGATACGCGGCATACCAGACCGGCCGCATGGGCGGCTGGCTGTCTGTCAACGACATCAGAGGGTTTGAAGAGCTCGACAATATCGGAGACCAGGGCGACGTTTACCTTGTTCCGCTTAACATGGTTCCCGCAGACGAGTTTACCAACGCTATCGGCGACGATACCGACCCAGTTCGAGCGGTTGCAAGGGGGCTTAGATTCCTGTCTTCGCGACTGGCAAACACACAGGATGTCAAACAATTGACTGTCTCCGATGCGGATGGTGAGAATCACGATCATTGTGGCTGCACGGCCGTATCTACCCGCAAGATCGAACACTTAGCCACCGATCCACGCTTAAACGACGTTCAACGCCGATCGATCGCTGGTCGAAACAGGATCGCCAGGTCCAACAAACGGCTATTCACAGCGGCAGCCACCAACTCTGTCAAGCGTGAGGTCAACGCCGTGGGACGTGCACTGTCCAAACTCGACGCACCTGACGGCCGTGGCGCCTTCGTCGATTGGCTTGATGAGTGGTATCCAAAGCATAACGAACATGTGCAGAGACAGTTCGCGCCGGTGATCGACACGATGGCCGATCAATTGTTGGCCGATGTCGCTGATGAACGTGGCCAAACGACACCGGACGACCTGCCGCCAGAGCTTGAGCGGTTCAACGCTGACTATACCGCTGGACTTGCCAAGCGATACGTCAACAGCTCACGTGGCCAGATCATCAACCTACTGGACGAGGCAGAAGCCCCCCGAGCCCGAACCTCTACCCGACGGTACAATCCCAGCAGTGGCCACCGCAGGCGCCCTGATCGGCCTGCGTCTCAAAGAATGGTCCGACAAACGGCCTGACAAGCTGGCAGAGCGTGAGTCCACACAGTCACAGCAGGCGATAACCCGCCAGGCGTACAAGTCTGTGGGCGTAACGACCTTCCGATGGGTCACGTTCGGGTCTGACACCTGCCCGATATGCGAAGAATTAGACGGCAAGGTTGTCGGCGTTGACGTGGCGTTTGTCACGGCAGGAGACGAAGTGGAAGGCGACGAAACGCAACAGCCAATCCAACGTGGCAGTAATACATTTCACCCACCACTACACGACGGCTGCGTCTGTCAAGTCGTGGCAGATTAAGGGGTTATAACTATGGCAGTTCAAACATCAGGCGGCGTTATCGAGGCTGAATTCAGCGAAGATGGCTTTAGGATTGTTGATATTGAGTCGTCTCACCATGAAATCCACGAGGGAGAATCGTTCACTGTGTGCACAGCCGACGAATCTATGGGCGATAACGACACCATTGTTATCGCTTTCAAAACGCCATCGGGTACACGAGTGGCACACATGATCGCGCAGGCGTCAACTCTGGTCGGAGCCCATATCGAGGTTATCGAAGGCCCGACGTGGGATGCTGAATCGGGTACGCTGCTAACTATTTTCAATCGTAATCGAGACGGAACGCCCGCTAGCTCGATAATATTGGAAAACCAAAGCTCAGCGACATTCACAGCCAACGACGGGGTTGCATTAAACCCCACCACTTTTGCAGGCGGTACATCTTTGTGTACGTTCTTCGCTTTTGGCTCACAGTCAAAGATTGCCCCCGAGGCTAGGTCACTTGCCGAATGGATGTTGAAGTCGGACACGCAGTACGCTGTCCGATTCACAGCAGACGGAGCAGCAAACAAAGGAGCGGTTGTTTTGACTTGGTACGAGCACAGCCAAGCAACCGAAGCAACAACCTAATATAAACAGGAGTATCTACCGTGGCACATAAAACAGACGAAGTCGCGTTTGAGCCCTGCGATTGGTTTATGCTGTGTTCGTGTGCGGTTATGATGGTGTTTATCCTTACACTCCCTATTACGCTTCGATATACTCAAGGCCATTGGATGTGGGATGACGAAGGTTTCGACAAATGCACTTTACAGGAGCACAAATATGCCCATCACTAGCACAAGAGAAACACGAGCCCGTAAGTCGCCGGAGATTCGGCTATTGGAGTCCGAAGACGGACGGCCCATTATCGAAGGCTACGCCGCTGTTTTCGACAAGCCGTCAGAAGACCTTGGCGGGTTCGTCGAGTTCATCAAGCCAGGTGCGTTCACCAACGCAATTAAGTCCGATGACGTCCGGGCGCTGGTTAACCACGACGCGGGGCTATCGACCATTGGCCGAACAGCGTCGGGCACCCTGGAGCTTGAGCAGGACAAGAAAGGCCTCAAGTATCGCGTCAAGGTGCCTGATACCAGCGCAGGTCGCGACGTCGTTGAGCTAATCAAGCGTGGCGATATCACCGGGTCCAGCTTCGGATTCCAGGTGGTGTCAGATAAATGGGAGACTGTAGACGGCGAGGAACAACGTACGCTATTAGAAGTCAAGCTGTTCGACGTATCGCCGGTGACGTTCCCTGCGTACCCTGATACCGACGTCGCGGTTCGCAGCAGAGACGCATACCGAGCGTCCATAAAACCCAAGCACCAGACATCCGACGCACAGCGTGAGCTTGACATCGCGCGTCTAGGTTGATATTATGTAGGTAGAAAATTGCATAGACGTTGTTGTGGCAGCCGATGGGCATGGGCGTATACGCAACCAGCTACGACAACGTAACGGCACGAAACGCTTGTACACAAGCGCGGACTACCAGCAAGGATTTAACAACCTTGTCGCGGTCCGCGTTTTTTTTGATGCTGGCCCCGACCTAACCGGAGTCAGCATTATGAAGACCCTTAAAGAGTTACGCGAATCACTGGCAACGGCTGCAAAGGCAAGCCAAGCGGTGATCGATGTGGCCAAGAACGACAATCAGCGGTCTTTGACCGACGAGGAACGTTCGACTATCGACGGCCATTTGGATGAAATCAACAAGATTAACGCCCAGATCAAAGAGCGTGAGGGCGACGAGGCCAGACAGAAGACCATCTCTGACAGCCTCGCAACGACCGCAGGACGTCAGACGTCCGCCGATCTGCCCGAGGATCGTGGCACGGGAGCGAACCACACCACGGCTGTTATCCAGCATGGCGGAGGCCAACAGTTCCCTATGCCTACTAGGGCGCGTCGTTGTACTGCACTGCGAGCGTTCAAGACTGAAAATGAGGCATATGCCTTTGGCCAGTGGGCTCTCGGCGCCTTGTTCGGAAACAGGTCAGGGCAGGAATACTGCCGAGAAAACGGCATTGCAATTGTAAAAGGAACTGAAGAACGAGCACAAACCGAAGGCGTTAACACGGCTGGCGGTTTTCTTGTGCCTCATCAGTTTGAAACCACACTGATCGATTTACGTGAGCAGCACGGCGTATTTCGCCGTAAGGCTCGCGTAGTCCCCATGACTTCCGACACGCTCAGTGTCCCACGTCGCACAGGCGGCCTCACAACCTTCTGGATCGGTGAAAACACGGCGATTACAGAAAGTCAAAAGGGTTGGGATCGCGTCAACCTGACGGCAGGCAAGGTAGGCACGCTCACGAAGTATTCCAGTGAACTCAACGAAGACTCGATCATCAACCTTGCTGAAAACCTGGCGTCTGAGATTGCCTTTGCGTTCTCGTTAGAGGAGGACACTGTAGGCTTTAACGGAACTGGGATCAGCACCAGTGGCGGAATCACGGGCATTACTGTCAAGATCGACGACGGGAACCATACCGCTGGCATCGTCACACAGGGCACAGGCAGCACTTTTGGAGCTATCGTGCTTGGTGACTTCAACGACGTTGTTGGCAAACTTCCGACATTCGCAGAAGCAGGAGCAGAGTGGTATTGTTCTAAGGCGTTTTTCGGCGGTGTAATGCAGAAGCTGATCTACGCCGCTGGCGGTAACACTGTCGACCATCTGACCAACAAAACAGGCATTTCATTCTTGGGCTACCCTGTAAACATCGTTCAAGTGATGCAAAAGGTTACAGCCACAGATACGATTGTTTGTCTGTTCGGCGACCTTCGACAAGCGGCCATGTTTGGTGACCGCAGGCAGACACAGATCGCCCTTAGCGAGCATCTGAACTTCGCAGAGGACGAGATCGCCATTCGTGGCACACAACGATTTGATATCGTCAGCCACGATCTTGGTGATACCAACGACCCCGGCCCGATTGTCGCGCTCAAGACCGGCACCTAACCCACAAAGCACAGGAGCTTTTACAATGATTAACGCACAGAGAACCACGATATCGCAGGTGCTTGCATCGCAATTGATGACCAACAGCGCGACGATTACAGCCAACTTGGACACAATCCAAGCAGATTACGCAGAAGTTATTTTTAACTTCTCGGCCGAGTTGAACACCAACGCCGACGGCCCAACGATCAGTTTCCTTGAGTCGGACGATACAGTCGTCACGAACTTTGCGACGTTTGATGCAGACTTTGAACGCGCGACAGAGGATCTGACGTCCGCTAAGCCAGGCGTGTACAAGATCAACCTTCTTGGTCGCAAGCGGTTCCTGCGTGTCAGTATCTCGACGGCTGCAGGGGATACTAACGACGACGTGACTGTGGGCGTCATCGGCATCTTGAGCAGGAAAGAGCAAGAGCCAGCAAACGCAGCGGCCATGATCCAGAGCGGCGGCTTCGCTGTAATCGGCTAACTAACCTAGGCACCTCCGACGGCCCGGCTTGCTTCGGCGGCCGGGCCATCGGGGCGCCATAACCATTCATCGGAGGTGCAAAACGATGACGATCAAACTAAACCTTGGAGCTGGCCCTACGGAAATCGAAGGATATACATCCATCGACCGCAAGAACGGGAAAGAGGCGTACCCACTGGACTACGCAGACGATAGCGTTAGCGTGATCCGGGCAAGCCACTTGCTCGAACACTTCGACTTTGGCGATGCACGAAAGGCGTTACACGATTGGGTCCGTGCATTGGAGACGAACGGCATCTTGCGGATATCTGTACCTGACTTCGACCAGATCGCCGTGCGTAGCCATGACGACCCAGCTTGGCATTTTTATCTTATGGGCGGTCAGACGGACGAGAACGACTACCACAAGTCAGTTTGGTGTGCTGACCGATTGATAGCGTTCATGGAGGACGCTGGCCTTGTGGAGTTAAAGAGCTGGTCTGATGACGTCAAGGACACCCACCGGCACCCTGTCAGCTTGAATATCCAGGGGCGTAAGCCGACTGAGCTTGAGCTTAGAGCGATTGCATTGGCTGAGGCTGATGCTGAGGCAAAAGCTATTACGCAAGACGCAGGGGTAGATAGCGAGCCACAAGATCAGCCGGAGCTATCGCCCAAGGTTGAAGTCAACGGCGTAGCGCCACCACCACCGCCAGAACTCACAAAAGATATCACGATCACTTCTAAGATAGCGGCAGTGGGTTCTATCCCTCGCATCGGGTGGAATGACCACCATGGCTGCCTTGAGGAAGCATTCCGAAAGTTCGGGATCAAGTTTCGGCCGTTCCATGGTGTCTTTTGGGGCCCATGCATGTCCAATGTTTTCGAGGACTTGATTACAGCAGGCGTCGAATGGGTCTTTACGCTTGATTACGATACCGTTTTCACGGAACGGCACGTAAATGAAATGCTACGCACGTTCGCGCAGTATCCGCATATCGATGCGTTGGCGTCAAATGAGGTCCGGCGCAACAACGATACCCCGTTGGCGACAATTCAGGGGGTAAAGAAAGCTAGGCACACTGGCCAACCAATCAGGCTTTCTTCTGCACATTTTGGCTTAACGCTTATAAGGCTGTCGGCACTCCAAGAGGTGCCAATGCCGTGGTTCAAGTCAGAGCCCGGGCCCAACGGATCATGGCGCCATGAAGAATCGATGCACTATGACATTTGGTTTTGGCACCAATGGCGACTTGCTGGCAAGACGTTGTACCTGGCGCCAGACGCACGTGTCGGCCAGTTAGAAATGACAGTCGTGGAGTTTGACGAGGATATGTGCGCACAGCGTATCAGGATAAACGATTGGATGAAGCGAGAATATGGCCGGACTAGCAGACACGAAGCGATACCCGCTTACCAAGAAGGGGGTGCAGCGTGAAAATCAGACTCCTAAAGCCGTACATCATGCACCCGGCAGGCGCCGTGATCGACACCTTTGGCGATCCTGTCTGCCAACTGCTTATCGAACGCGGGGCCGCCGAGCGGGTTATCGAGCCCCAGCAGAAGGCGAAACGGAGAGGAGCACACCCACACCGTGGCCGCAAGATCGAGACGGCGGCCATCCAGTCGCCAGAGGGTTAAACTATGGGCCTGACACAAACAGTAGCACCTGCGATCGAGCCTGTGACCAACGCAGAGGCCCGTGACCACCTACGGATCAGCACGGTGGATGATGATATCCTGATCGGCACGTACATAACGGCAGCCCGACAATACATCGAGGGCCGCACCAACCGCCAGTTTATCAACGCCACTTGGTCATGGACGCTAGAAGCATTCCCCAACATCTTCTACGTACCGCGTCCTAAGCTGTCGTCTGTTACGTCGATCGCATACCTGGACACCGCCGGAAGCTCGCAGACGCTATCCACGGACGTTTATAGCGTAGACACAAACACCGAGCCAGGGCGTATCGTTGAGAAGTTCAACTAGAGTTGGCCGGCTATTCGCGGTGGCTTGGACTCTGTGACAGTCACATTCGTTGCAGGCTATGGCGCGACGACGGCGAGCGTGGACGACCGCGCACGGCTGGCGATCATGCAGCTTGTCGGACAGTGGCACGAGATACGGGAGCCCGTCGTGATGGGCAGCATAAACGATGTGCCGCGATCTGTGGAAGCCTTGATTAACCAGATCAAAATACCGGAGGTCGAGAAGTGCTAAAGCCGTTACAAGCTGGACAGCTTCGCCACCGGGTAACGATCCAGGTGGCCAGCGAAGCACGCAACAGCCATGGCGAGATGATCCAGACATGGGCGGCTATCGATCGCGGCACTGTGTGGGCCATGATCGAACGTGCGGGCGGCACTGAACAGCTTGTAAACAGCCAGACTCAGGCGATCGCAACGCACAAACTGACGCTCAGGTATAGGAACCTGACGATAACCAACGAGCACAGGATTCTATTCAATTCGCGCGTGTTCAATATCGTTAGCGTGGAGAACATCGACGAGCGTAACGTGGTATACGAACTGATGTGCCAGGAGGTCGCAGCATAATGGCACGTAAGACGGGTATGCGAATATCGGGTGATAAGGGTCTTATCCGCACACTGTCGCGGATTCCTGTACGTCTGCGTATACCTGTGTTGGTCAAGTCGTTGACCCAAGGCGCCAAGATCATACAAAGATCGGCCCGTAGCCTGGCCCCGAAAGATCGTGGAGTCCTATTCCGGTCTATCCAGGTTAAGACGTTGCCCGGAGCACCTGCCGCAGTGGCGATCAGGCCCAACTATGGCAGAGCCCCCCATGCTCACCTTGTCGAGTTTGGCACCACAGCACGATTCTCAACCCGTAATGGCGTCAGCCGCGCTCATGGCCGTATGCCAGCACAGCCGTTCATGGGCCCAGCATTCAGACGAAACGTCAAGCGGGCTAACAAGATCGTCGGCAAGCTGATTCTCAAGGACGTTGATCGGATCGCCAAGCAGGAGGCCCGCTAAATGGCTGACACTTCAACAGCTTTGGTGGCGTTGCTTGCCAATGATGCGGGTGTCAGTGCGTTGGTCGGTGCCCGCATCGCCCCGTGGCAGGAGATGCAGGGTGCGGCACTGCCGTTCATCGCCTATACGCAGGTTGAGGGAGACCATCTTCACAGCTTGTCGTCTGGTATAGCGTTAGGCCAAGAAACTTACCAGTTTGATTGTGTGGCTACGACCTACTCGGGAGCCCGTGCTTTATCAGACGCAGTGCGTGTAAAGCTCGCGGGTTTTCGCGGCACGTCTGACACTGTCGTGATACAGAGCTGTTTACCGACTGGTCACCGCGACCTACCAGCACCACCGATCGCAGGCACACAGAAACCAACTTACACCAGACAGATTGAATTTTCAGTCTTTGCGACTGAATCCATACCAACGAACTAACACAGGAGCTTCGTTATGGCAGGCCAAGCAGCATTAGGGACGGTAATATCTATCGGATCAACGATTATCAACGTCACTGGATTTGATGGGCCAAGTAGTACGGCCGATACCGTTGACGTTAGCAGTTTCAGTACAACGACGTCAAGGGAATACATACAGGTGTTATCCGATGGCGGCGAAATGACAGTCAACGTTAACTATGATGCTGACCTTCATGACGTGGTGGCTGATCTTGTTAAGACAGCAACCGCGCAATCGTGCACGATCACTTATGCAAATACAGCCGCCACAGTGACAGCGTTCAGCGCTTTTGTCACAGGGTTTTCGCCAAGTGGCGAGCTTGACGGAGCATTGACGGCGACAATCACCTTAAAGGTCACGGGCGACGTGGATTGGGACGACGCAGTGTAACCAACTAACACAGGAGCTATCACGATGACCGACGGAGATGCAAAAAAGGTATTGGGCAAAGACGACATCTTGAACGCTGATGACATAGTGACCGAGACGGTGGACGTACCCGAATGGGGCGGGTCAGTTATCATTAAGACCATCACCGCACGTCAGAGGGACGCATGGGAGGCGTCGATAGTCCCACTAGGGAATCGCAAAAAGATGAACATGGTAGACATTCGCGCTAAGCTCTTGGCCGTGTGTATCGTAAACGAAGATGGTGGTCGCATGTTCACCGATGCCGATGTCGCCAAGCTGACACGCAAGAGCGGCAAGGCAGTCGATCGCGTGTTCTCAGCTGCACAGAAGTTGAACAAGATCAGCGACGACGACGTCGAGGAATTAGCGGGAAACTGCGAAGGCGGGGCAGCCGCCGATTAATGTTTCGATTGTGCCTGGCGTTGGGCGTTGTTCACCCCGACCGCCTTGGCGACATGATGACTAGCGCGGAGTTTAGCGAGTGGATTGCGTACTACAATCTAGAGCCGTTCGGGCCGCAGATGGACGACCTACGAGCGGGCACTGTAGCGGCCACTGTCGCCAACGTAGCCAGGTCCAAGGCATCAAAGGCGTTGGAGGCCAAAGACTTCTTTGTGAGCCTGCAAGAGGGCCAGCACGAGCAACGTATGACTGTAGAGGAAACCATACAAGCGTTTGCACGAGCGACGGGCAGCACAGTACCGGACCACATTGGCAAGGGGTAGGATAATGGCAACGATCGGCAAACTTGTTGTCACGCTCAGCGCTAATACGGCGAAGTTTAGGACAGGGCTAGCGAAAGCGGCTGCGACTGCCAAGAAGTTTGGCGCTGCCATTGGCAAGGCTGGTCTGAAAGTCGCAGCGATCGGTGCTGCCGCAGCTACAGCAGCGATAACAGGGATTGCTATATTGACGAAGAGGGCTGCTGAGCAAATTGACGCGCTAGGCAAGTTGGCTTCACGTCTTGGCGATACGACAGAGGCAATAGCTGGTTTACGATTTGCCGCTGAATTAACAGGTGCGGGCACTGCAACGCTCGACAAATCTCTTGAGCAATTGACTCGGCGACTGGGTGAAGCAAAGACAGGGACTGGTGAGGCCAAAGACGCGCTAGATGATCTTGGCTTGAGCTCTGTTGACCTTGCTAATAAGGCGCCCAGTAAAGCGTTTGTAGAAATTGCAGAGGCAATAAATCTATTACCAACGGCTGCTGATAAGGCGCAGGCAGCTTATAGCCTATTCGGACGAGCAGGCGTTAAACTGATAAACACATTGTCTGAGGGAGCAGACGGATTGGCTGCCATGGCAAAAGAGGCCGAACTATTCGGCAAGGCTATCACGACTGTTGAAGCAAAGCAGATCGAAAATGCTAACGACGCAATGACAAGATTAAAGACGTTGTTCAGTGGGCTAATCGATCAATTGACTGTTCAGCTTGCACCAATTATAGAAGCTATCGCAGTGTCGTTTACCAATCTTGGAGTTAGTGGAGGCGGTGCTGCATCGTCAATAAACGCAGCGTTTACTCCAACCGTTAGAATCTTGTCGGTTATCAAGGGATTACTTGACAACTTTTTGTTGGGGATATTGACTGTTCAACAAGGTATCCTCAAGGTCGCTATAGCCATTGAAAAAACCCAATTGCAAATAGGATTTGGAGGGTCAGAAGCAGCTATAAAATCGTTTAATCGTCAGTTGGTGTCATTACAGGACACAATAATACAAATAGGTGGTGCCGAATCGTTGTCCGAAACAATCGCTAGACTGCAGCGTAATGCTAGGATTGTTTCAACTCGTCAAGTAGATGCTGCAGCAGGAGCTCCGCGTGGTTTGCGTTTTCCTGTAGAGCCAAAAACACCAGAACAGGTGGCGTCTGAGACTCAAACACGTAGCCAAGCGCAAGCGTTTTCCGCTGGGTTTGCAAACTCACCAATAGGCAAGACCATCATTGAGATGCTTGCAGAGATTAAAGCCCAAAGACAACACACAGCAGATATCGCAGCATTTGCACGCGACCCCGCACCGGTAACCTTACAGGTTGGCCCATAAGGACACACCATGGCCGCAGTCATCAAGAACATCATCGAAGGCGCCAGCATACGCGAGGCTCAAGGCGTTGTCATCGAGATAACCGATATCGCTGTCGTCACCGGTCTGGCCGGCGGTATCCAGTGGTCTTCTGAAGCGTTAGCAGCGCCGGGCATTCCGACGTCTGGCGAGAGCCATCCGCAGTTTCCGACGATGCTGCTGCGTGAACGTCGCGTTATACCGCTCAGCCCTGCTGTCGCACGCATCGAGCTTGCTTACCGCGTTGACCCCACAACCTCACCGACGGCCGTGACGATCCGTGGTAGCACTACTGCGACCAATAAACAGACGTCCGTAGATCGCGACGACAACCAGATAACCACCAGCAGGATCTTTCGTACAGAGTTAAACGGCGTGGTGATCCGGCAAACTGTCCAAACGCAGAGCCATACGATACCCGTGAGAGTGGCGGAGCGATCGGTGAGCATCGCCGACACGCGATCCAGCAGCGACCCCGACGCTTTTACGTCGATCTACGTCAATAGGATCAACTCTGTTAAGTGGAATAACGGCGACCCTGGACGGTGGATCTGTACAGGCATCCCTTACAACGTCGTAGATATCACGTCATCACCCATCAAGTGGCGTTTTACCTTCGAGTTTCAGCACCGTGAAGACGGCTGGCAGCCCGAGGTAGTTCACACTGACTCAGACACTGGCCGCCCTGTCGTTCCAAAGGTATCTGAGATCGTCGAATGGTATGACGAGATCGACTTCAACAACCTTGAGCTTATACCGAAATGACCCAGGGCAAGCCACCCGATATCCGCATAGGCGACGAGTTCGACGGGCGCGACCTGTTGGACCTGATAGGCTCTGTCGGCCCCAAGATCGAGGGCAGCGATTCCATCCTTGCCACCACCATCGGCAACACGATGACGCTAGAAGTCATCCCGCCGATTACACGACCACAGCGACCGCGAGAGTTTCGCATCGTCACCGTGTTCGGCGACTACCTGCAATGTGCGCCGATATCCGGCACCGACGGTGATGTGAATATCGCCCGCCCGCCAGACCTGCAACGCAGTGCGACTGAGGGCAAGACGCTGCCGGACAAAGACGGCGTGTCAGTCACATTCGCGTTTACAGACGATCAAACAAGAACCGCAACGATTGCGTCAATCGCAGAGACGCAGTTGATTACACCTGCCTACGTACCAGAGCAAACGTCAGGCGGCACGTTGTTTGCAGGCTCAACGATATGGGCGTCGTTCGTGGGCGATAGCGGAGTGACAGACGGCAACGGTGATGTGGTTTCGTGGTTGGACATTAACTCAGACGGCAGATTTTTCCGTGGGCTACCGACCCTTACCGGCTACGACGACTCGAAGACGCAGGTTCTTGTCCACGTCAGCGGCGTAAGCCAGTGGATTGACACTACGGAGTGTGCCTGATGGTTGAAGTCTATACCGATAATGGCCATCCAATTATAAATGGCAACACTATCGCAATCAATGAAGATTGTTGTTGTGTTCCTGCTTGTCCTTGCGATCTGTCAACGTGGCTTGATTTTGTGTTGAGCGGTGGAACTTGCGGCGGAGTGGTGATCAATTATCAAATATTAGATTATCAGGATGGTGATCTAAGCGCGCCATCTGGTTGCGACGATTCTGGAGAAACAGCTTGGGCCGGAGCTTATGAAGCTGTGAATGGCAGATGTCGATGGGACCCTGATCCTTTATCTACATCATTATCGATTGACGGAAAACGTTTAGCAAGGTCTGCTACAACTGTCATCTCATTTAATATACCGACCAGCCAATGGCGAGTAAGAGTGTCGTGTTTTTCAGGAGACATGTGGAGAGGCAGTAAGTTAGTTGGAGCTACGCCGGTAGGCGTATACACAAGAACATTGGGATTCGATCTCACGGCCACATTAACGATTGTAGAAGCATGACGCATAAACGGACAAACTGCGAGCACGCACGCGAAGGCAAACGCCCCAGCCAAGTAGTGTGCGCCATCGACGCTTGTATACCAAACTCACATGTCGGATTCTGTAAGCAATGTCAGTGTTACTGTGGACCCGACAAGCGATCGCCCAAATACCTGAAGCTGGGCGACGCCATAGCAAACGTGACAAAGGCCACCCGCATACAAGCTATGGCAGACAAGCGAGCCAAACGCACTGGAAAACCCTGCGGATGCAGTAAGCGGAAAGTCAAACTCAATCACCTGATAAGAATCGGATAAAGGACCACCACCATGGCAACGAAACATTGGCAAGGACAAGCGACGGCAGTCGCGCAAATCGATACTGTTCAAATTACCGCATTTGATGTGGCGACTACATACACTCTGACGGTAGGATTAAAAACTGTTAGCACAATAGGCGTGACTGACGCCGATGGCACGGCCACCGCACTTGCCGCCGCATGGGAAGCATCGACAGATCCATATTTTGCAAATGTCTCTGCGTCAGCCACGACAGACACTGTGACTCTTACAGCGTTGACTGCTGGCGTCCCGTTTATTGCAGCGTCAAGCGTCACCGGTGGGACAGGTACCATAGGTGCTGTCACAAGCTCAACCGCCAGCGCTGGCCCCAACGACTGGAGCACGGCGACAAATTGGTCTGACGACACAGTGCCGGTGTCCACTGACACGGTTGTATTCCAGGCCAACACAGTCGATGTCCTGTGGGGGTTCGCTCAGAGTGCCGTCGATCTAACCTTGTTTCAGATATTCCAAAGCTACACCGGCAAGATCGGGCTACCAGAGGATCAGTTTACAACGGCAGCGACGACCACTGACACCAGCGTGCCAGAATACCGAGCAACTTACCTTGCAGTGGGATCGGCTACGTTGCGAATCGGCGAACACTTTGGCTCTGGCGCACCGGCAGGATCGAGCAGACTAAAGATAGACCTTGGCACCGATCTGAATACGGGAATTATCACCAACTCGTCAACGTCGTCGGCAGATACATTCCTTGAGCCGATTAGGTTATTGGGCGTGAACTCTAGCAATGTGTTGCACGTCTTGAAAGGCAACGTCGGCATTGCATCCACTGTTGCAGGAGAGGTGTCAACGTGGGGGACGATCAACGTATCGCACCAAGGAAATATCACAGGCGACTCCAAAGCGAACATCGCTAGCGGCGTAACGATTACAGCACTGACACAATCGGGCGGTACGATCCTGTTACAGACGGCAGTTCCGAACATCACGCAGACTGCAGGAGAACTGACGACAACCGGCACGGGCGCGATTTCTGGTGTCATAACAGTGGGCGGTACGGCGTTCTTAGGCTCGACGGGGTTGATTAACTCCTTGATCGTCACATCGACGGGCAAGGCTGATTTCTCACGAGACAGCCAGGACAAAACAGTATCGGCACTTGTATTGCACGCAGGCTCGACGTTGAATATAGATAACGGCGCTGGCTCCGCGCTGTCGATAACGCTGTCCGCTGGCATTGATTTCTTAAAATGCAGCGCAGACGATGTGACGCTGATAACCGGTGATGACTTCAGTTTCTTCTTAGTAGCCATCTAACACAGCTTGACGACCGGAGCTTTGCACGGGAACAACGACTTAAATAAAATACCCGCTAGTGAAACTCCGGCCGTCACGTTGTCGTTAGATTCGTTCGATAATTGATCCGCACTCAGGACACCGCCAGACCTTGCGTGACTTACCGCCTTGGAACAGGCCATAGACGATCATGACAGCTCCGATGAGCCATCCGATACATGGAAAGATCACCATGACCACGATACCAACGCCGACCATCACCAGGCCGATTAGGATACCGACCAGATTACTTCGGCCGACACGTTCGGCAATCATGTAACTGCCGCACGCACAAATAAGAGATGTCTTCATCGCATGCTCCTTTACAGTTGACAATAGGGTTACACAAGCTAAAGTCAAGTAACCCACAGACTCCTTTCATCACGCCCCCTGCCGGTTCATCGCCCCGGCGGGGGCTTTTTCGTGGGATTACCCGTCCGAAACTGGCGGCCCTTACAGGCGATCCTACGGCGATTGTGGGTACATGCGCATATACAGCGCATATATGCGCATGTAGAGCGTGATGATTGCTATCACACCCACGAGAACGCAAAAAACTTTCCGCCGTAACCCGTTGGCGTGCCGTCACTTGCGCCGCACGTTGCTATCTTCGCCAGAAAACTTGCAATAAAACTGGCGAGATTCCTTGCAATTGCCGATGGTGTTGGTAACATGATGATGTCAACTCACTGAAAGGAGACGACATGTCAACGACAAACAATAGCAGCAGCGGCATTGGTTTATGCGGCATGGTGTTCGTGGTCTTTTTGACGCTCAAGCTCACCGAAGTAATTGACTGGTCTTGGTGGTGGATTACCGCCCCGTTATGGGGAGGTCTTGTATTAGCAGCCGCCGTCTGCGTGGTATTTCTGTTGGGCGTGGTTGTGGTTGCTTCTATTATGAAGATTACAGGCAAGTAAGGAAAACATCATGCCAGCCAACCCAATAGACAACGACGTGGCGATCCAGTCTTTGCGTCGCAAGGTGAACACCGTCCATGAGAACATGGAGATAGCGAAGAAGTCTGTTGACGTCGCCCGAGAGGTTAGCAAGAACTTATTGCAGGCGGCCCTTACGGCCACTGATGAGCGCGTGGCTCTCGCCAAGAGCGACGTGGCATTAAGACGGCGAATCCGCGACTTAGGGCTTTTGTCGTTCATCCAAGGCGCGGCAATCCTCGTCATATCGATCGTTTGGGCAACATCCTAAGGAGTCCCCATGCAAATCCCCCCAGTCATAATCACGCTGGCAGAGATCAAGGCGTTCACAGATTACAGCGACAACGACCTAGCGGACGCCATAGAGCAACCACTAGAGGAGCTTACCGCGATGGAAGATACCGCCTTGTTCGTGGTCAAGTGGCCTGACGACGTGGAAGACCCCGACTACGGCGACACCGTGGAGTCTTGGACGTTCATCGCTGAGACGATGACGGTGCGGGGCATCTCCTCGGCGTTGGCGAATCATTCTGGCCCCGTGACGCTGACGTTTAGCGCTGCTGTCGAGGAGTTCGCAGACCGGGCGGTGCGGGGAGGTGGGCGATGAACGACAGGCGGAAGTATACAGGCGACGACTGGATCGTTGGCAATGGTTCTTTTATTATCGCCACAAGCAAAGGCTGCCACGACAGCATAATCGGCCATGCTATTTTGCCGACAGCTAATGGTATTAGGTTTCCATATCACAAGGAAAGAGCAGCCAATTTGCGCTTAATGGCATCAGGGCCCAAGCTGCTGGAGGCGTTGCAGACGATGACGCCATTGGCGCGCGAATTACTGGAATACCTAAGCCCCGGCGGCCGCTACGAGAGAATAGTTCACGATTTATGTGCAGCCCGCGCAGTCATCTCAGAGGCGCTTGGCGAGGAGGTGGCAGATGGAGGCTGAACAGCTACGGGTTTACATTCACGTTGTTATGGACGGCCTCGTATACGAGCTAGAGCAAATGGCAGCGACATCGATGCCGCCAGTTTTCAAGCATGAAGAAGCGAAACGAACTGAGCACCGTGCTTTGATGGAAATATGCAACGCCGCTAGATGCGCCAATCAGTGGTCAGCGATGGATGGTTGGCTTAACAAAATGCACTTACAGGCACAGGAGTCAACCAATGGCTGAACGGATAGGACCAGAACAACCCCGCGTGTGGGTGAAGATCACAGACGCGATCACAGGCAAAAGCAAGAGTCTCACGATACGCGGTGGGTCCATCGACGACGTGGAGTCGCAGCTAAAGGTGATCTACGATATCAACGAAACGACTGTAGAGGCAATCCCGCCAGCGGCCACGGACGGCGGCAACAACTAGCCCGGTAGAGCCGTGGAGGGCAACGCCGGGCGAAAGGAGTTACGACGATGGTAGTTAAACTGCTAGATTTGAATGGTGCACAGTGGGAGGCCACAGCGTCATCCACTGTTTACCGTGAATGGATAGACGACGAGAGCGGTCTCAAGGGGATTGTTAAGCGAGGCCCCGGTGCTTTGTGTGGGTACATAGCTATACCTTTGACTGACGACAAGTTTAAG